GCACAGGGACACCAAACACGTCACCCAGGGCAGACGCTGCCGCCAGAATAGCGCTGGGTACATTGCCGGTGACAGCCGCTCCGATCACAGGTAGTACTTTTTTCCAATCAAAGTCCATTACTTATCTCCAGGTTTGTAGTCAGCCGGGTTGATCGTATCTGCCCACGCTTGTTCGTGAGCCTTGTCGTCCTTGTCCAGCTTCGAGGCCAGTGCCCGGAGCTGGTCCGCCAAGGTGTGCGGTAGGGAGAAAGCGTAGTCCAGGAACTGCGGGTAGCGCTGCTTGTCGAGTGTCATGTCAGTTATCCTGTGACGCATAGTCAAGGTCCTCCGCGGCTCGATTAGCCCACCCTTTGCCGAAAGTAGACCATGTGCTGAGTGATGTCCAGAAGCGTAAACGTCGAGCAATGAAGCACATCAGCACATCATTCACCTCCATTGCCGCCAGAGCCGCTGCACTCACTGGACCCCAATGACCGTCATCAGCAACTCCAATCGCTGCCTGTAGCTTGCGTATGGCCGTCTGGATGCCACTGTTTACCGCGAAGTCGAACACTTGGAACTTGATCGCTGGATGCGCGTCACCAATAGGATTCCAGAAGTCCCGCAAGTAAATAGCCTTGGCCTGATCCTCTGTCAGATTGGCGATGTCTTCGGTTGGGTAAGACCGTTTACTGATGCCCCATTTTGTTTCACCCCCTGGGTCATTCGGATTGTTTGTATAAGCCCCCTCGTTCCCCAGGAGCCTAGAAAATGCAGTGTCAAAATCCATCATTCACCACCTTTGCTGAAGTCACGATTCCACTTGTCACACTTGATGTCGTCCATGCGCTTCTGCTCCGCGTCATCTTTTTGATGGCGTTCCCACTTCTCATGCTCAAGTCGTTTCACATCCTCGTAAAGCCTTTGGGCGGCTGACCTTTGGGATTCGGTCATAGTGGCCACACGTCCATGATTGATGACAAGGGCTTACGTAGGGGCACGATGCCCCACATGTCCAACCACTCACGCCAGTATTCATACATCAGATCCATCATCGCTTTTTCCATGATCAGCCCTTCAGTTTGATATAGTCTAAGAACCACGCAACACCAGCACCCAATGAAGTCAGCACACCGACAAAGGTGAGCATCATCTTCCATCCGCCTTTTGCAGTCTGCATCATTGACTTCAATTCGTCAACCGATAGTTTTATCTCCCGCATGTCGTCTGCTAGCTGCTCTACCTTCCCCTCAAGCCTTCCATAGTCCCGCATGTCTATCTTGTCTTCTTGAGGCTTGGTATTTTGAAAATCTACTTTAGCCATATTGACTTGCTTTGTTATAGTTTCACCAAGGACCATGAAATCGGAAGGGGTTAGGTTGCTCATGAGAAGAACTCCGCAACAATAAACCCTGATTGATTATTACTTAGGGTATTTTTATTTGTTACTAATATACTTCCAGCGCTCCAAGATGCAATAAAACCTTGATTAGCGCCGCCTAATGTACTGTCAAGGTCAGTAATCGTTCGCACAGATGCAGCAGCGACATTGACCTGTGCATTCAAATATGCGTTATTAGCTCCAGGTGTAAGTATATATACATTTCCGTAAACATGTATCTGTACTGATCGACAGTCTGTTGGGATTGCTATAGTCGCTTGAACTGCTAAATTACCACCAACAGGTCCACCAATATTTGCTGTTCCTAGATAATGATTGTTAAGGGTTCCTACTTGAACATGCGTTTGAGTATTTAGAAATGCAGGTGCAATTTGAAAATAACAGTTGTCTGTGACAGCGGCTGCAACATCAGTACATAAGGGTATTGTGCCAATTACACTACATCCGTCAAACTTTACGTCACTTATATTCCCACCACCACCAGCAAGGATACTTACACGGACTGGTGTAGTAGCAGCGTGCGGTGTAAAGAATCCGCAGGAATTAAAGGTAACGGTTCTTACCTTGCCTGCTCCAGCAGTTTCAATAAGTACATCCGACGTACCCGATTTACCATTAACCTCAAAGTGAGTGTCAGATATATCCCAAGCACTTTGCTCTGAAGTTAAAGTATTAGACAAAACTATAGCTTGAGAATTATTCTGCTCAAACACGCTTCCTATAATACTGCAAGTGGACGCAGTTCCGATAACTCCTAGTCCATACTCACAATACCAAGTATAACAAGTATTCTCCGTATAGTTCCACAAGGCATTGTAATACCGACTCCAGATAGAGGCATCATTGAATCGACACATGGAGATTCTGTGAGATACTATCGAATTAGTTGGTGCATAAACATGGTAAGTAGATTTACCAAAATTTATCCGTTCAAAGTTGCATGCGTTTGTTGAGTGTCCTGGGTCAATTTGATATAATTTTCCACGAGTAACATCGTTACTAATAGCGAAATCTTGCCAAGTATTTACTCCATATCCAGTAGTAACCTTAAATAAATCCCCATCGCCCATAATAGAAGTTAGCGTAGTACCTGCCCCGACAAGTGTGACATTTTCGGTGAGTTCTATATTACCGTCTGTCCAGAATACGCCAGCAGGTATATTAACTTGATTGGTAGTCGCCATTGCCGCTATCAACGCAGCCTTATTTGCAGTCCTGACACCAGCACTGCTGTCATTCATCACAGCGCCCTTGTCTAATACATTTGTCCAGGCCCCGCTGATCATCGAATGAGAAATTTTAGTTAAAGACATGATTAACCTTAAATATAGTAAATAACAGTGGTTACTTTACCGCCTGATTGAGCAACCCACGTTGGGATATAAACATTGGTCCCGAAGGCATATGAATTTCCAAGTCCTTTACCGTCTGTATCATTGGCAGAACTGGCAACGGACAATCCTGTCATACTAAATGGCAAGCCAGAAAAGTATGTAGTTCCATCTACAGATGCGGTTGTACAAGTTCCCGTTGTGGAAATAATTAGAGAAGCGAATACTAATCTGCCAACTCTCGTGTAGGAGCCCGCATAGGTTGCCCCACCAGTGCCTGCCACAATAGTTAGATTATGTGCAGTAGGTGTCCAAGTTCCCTCCTCAGACCAGTTCAGCAACTGTGAGGTCATCCCTGCGGCGGGAGTATTGGCGGTGAAGTTGATTCCTTTGGCTGCTACACCTTGAATTTGATTGTTTGTGAACGTGCCTCCTGCAGTATCAACTGCTCGACCTAGCGTCAAGTTCGCTACTGTCACCTTCTTGGAACCACTCTGAATAATCGCTACGAGTTCAGTCCCCGCGAGTGGAGTTGTCGCAGCGGTTAGGTTAGAGGTTGTGCTATTTGTCATGATCAGAAGTAGCTCACTTCAATCGTCGATGTCAGCGGAGGTGCTTGACTGAATGTCAGCACTGCGCCAGCAAGCGAATACGTGTTCTTATTTTGATAGACGCCGTTGATGTTTACCTGGGTAGCATTTTTGCTTGCTGGAATCGCAGACAAAGTAAAATTTACCGTTGTTCCATCACCAGTGAAGTCTTGGATTGATGATCCTCTGATTCCTGTTACATATGCAGCTTGATTGATCTGGTTTCCAAGAAAGTCATAAAGAGTGAATGTATATGTCACTCCATTGACTAAGAACAATTGACAAGACACGCCAGCAGCGTTAGAGACTTCCCCTCTTGAATTCAATGGGATAGGATTTGGCAGCGGGATCGTCCCGGCCGCATCCTGATATGTCGCGTAGTTGATGCCGCCGACCTGGGTCAGCACCGACCCGCCCGCGTTAAATCTTCCACAATTGTCAAAAAATTGCTGTATTCCGGTGGGACTTATTGAAACTGATGTTGTCATGACGGGGTTCCTGTGCTAGATTTGGAAAATCACCATTTTGGGGAAGTCAATGCAAGCTGTATCCTTCGTACTTTTGATATACGTTCTAGTCTGGGCCTACGGATGGATAGACACTTTCCGAAAATCACGGCACCTTCTCCCCAGACATGATTTGCTTCAGAGAAACACTCTGCGAGTTCCACTTTTTGAGGGCTGCGCGTTCGGCCATACTTCCGGAAACTCTTTCACCAGCCATTCCCCCGAGAGTCGCTCCCCCTGCTGCTCCTATCGGGCCTACCAGACCCCCAACGAGCGCGCCGCCAGCCGTGAGTCCTTTACTTATCATATGCGGCATGAGGCCACGTTTAACGGCGTTTGCGGCCTGTGCGGACGCGCCTGGGTAGGAGGGGTCGAAATTGAGGATGTCACCGACCCTCAGAAGAGTGTTAACCTTGCCGAGTTCATCCGACGTCATGAGTGACGACAGTTTCCCGCTGTTATCTTTGATGACGTTCTTTACCCCGGTCCCATTCCAAAATGATCGTCCGTTACCGCCTCTGGTTTCGGTCGACGCCTGGAGCATTTTGTTCAGATAGTGCGCCTTGATTTCTCCGAGTGCGCTATCTCCCAGCGGTTTGAGTTCTGGTGGTAAATCTTGCAATGTTTTCACGATATGGGTGAACTGATCCTGCGGCATGTTCGCCACTTTCCCGGCCACATTTTCAAGAGGTATTTTCCGGTTTGTCCCATCTTCTTCTAGGATCGACGAAATACCTTTTGGATCGTTTATCGTCTCTTGGCGAAGCTTCCAAAGTGCCCTGGCTTGATCGTATATTGGTCCGCCTGCGGCTTTTCCTACATCATCATCTAACGAGCTTTTCAGCGCATCAACAAATTTACCGTTTTGATGCGTGCGCTCGCTGTTCAGGTATTTTCTGACCGTTTCTGCCTGTAATGCTGTCCCGCTGATAGATCCATCTTCTCCGACCTGCATTCCTGCTTTTTTAGCGTAGGACAACGCCGCGTCTTTCAACATCACACGGTCTTGATTCGTCCATTGGCTTTGATCTGCAAGAGTTTCGCCAAATCCACCAAGAGTAACCGGCTGGCCTTGTGCCTTTTCGTCTGCTGCAGTGTAAAGGCCGCTCGCCTTCTCGTCGAACCAATCGCGCAATGCCTGTATCGGTTTGACGATAGTCGCTCCTCGATTGTATGCCGATGCCTGATCCGTCCCAACGGTTCCACCGGCATCTTGTATCATTTGCGTCGTGTAGTTGGACAGCGTCTGCTTTTCGTTGTCGAACTGCTTCGCTGCGGCCTGGCCTGCTGGCTCGTCATACTTAGACATCTGATATTCAACTGAACGCGATTTGTTGTTGCCCTCGATTGCGGATTGCCTGGCATCATTAAACCCTACGGACCTAAGTAGGTTTGACCGCTCGTCTTGCGCAGGCTTCGGCATGGTCTGTCCGGGCTTCATATCTATCGTTGGCGTGTCCGCAGTGGCAGGCGCAGGCTTCGGCATGGTCTGTCCACCCGTTGTTCCTGGCTTCGCCTGATAGTCTGGATTTGCCATATTTCTCAAATCAATAACCGCTGGGTTTCCTGATTTGTCAGTCATGGTCGGATCTATGCGATCAGCAATAGCAAGTGGCTTTTCGCCCGGCTTTAGCATAGATGCAGTGTCTCCGATTACAGATGCCACACCATTACGCACGCCATTTATACCGAGTGCCATAGGTGCCGCCGCCGCCGTACCGGCAACCAGCGCGCCAGTTCCGGGTAAACCAGCTTCAGCCAATTTGTCTCCGACGTATCCACCTGCATTCCCGATCCAGTTAAGAGGATTCCATTTCGATCCTAATGCACCTACGACCTGTTGTCCTACTTCAGAGCGTGGCTGGAATGTGTAATCATCTTGAGTCTTTTTAACAGCTTCAGCCCCTTGATTAACAGCCTCATCAAATGATTTCCCACGGACAAGTGCATCACCCACGTTATACATTCCACGGAAAGAACCTGCAATCGTGCTACCAAGACCAGATACTTGATTTGCTACAACATCGAATCCAGGGCTTTGCAGTTGCCCGTTTGGCCCAATTACATTGCGTGTCGATGGGTTTTGAACTGGCTGTGCTGTTGTAGCTTTTGGCTGAGTCGACGTGGTAGTAGCTGGCGCAGAAGCCAACGAATCAAACTCAGCAAGAGCGCCAGACGACTGCGGTGAGGTCTGTGCGCTTGGTGCTTGTTGAGGCTGAGAACTTGCACCATCATTAGGAGAAAAATTCCCGTTCCTCATTTGCGAAATTGCGCCCTGCATATCCGCAAGTTCTGATGAAAATCTTTGATGGCTTGGTGAGCCCGGAACCATATCCCTTAACATTGACTGATGGCTGTCAATACCTCTTTGCAAGTCATTTGCAGCGACCAATTGAGGCTCAGATGCACTATTTTTAGGCTTGCTTGCAGACGTAGTATTAGCAGGCTTGGCAGTGCCTGCAAGCGTATCAAACTCATCAATGGCGCTCACTGTACATACCCCATGCTTTGGAATGTCTGAAGGGCATTTCGGAAATTCTGCTTCTGTTGTGGCTTCATCCCTTTGACAAGGGTTTGCTTATCGGCTGCAGACATGTCATTCCATTGCATCGCCCGGTAATCGTTGATCTTTGACCAGTCACTGAATTTCTGGCTGTAAGCTTTCGGATCGCTTCCTGCCTGAGCGAAAAAGTCATGCTGTGCCAGCCCCATCTTTTCTTGAGCGATTAGTTCGTTAAAGCCTTTAGATAACGCAGCCGTGTTCATGTGCTGGCCTGGCGTCCCTGCGCCAGCGATACCCTGAGCCAAATCAGTACCGCCCTGGCCTTTGCTTGCGAGGTATTGACTCAATTCCTTTTTGTACAAATCAAAGCTATCTTTTGCCTGCTCAGACGGTGCAAAACCTAAAGCGCTTCCGACATTGTTTATCCAGTTCTTTGCGGTTTCTCCAGAACCTGTGATCGCACTTTGTGCGTTATCTCGGGCATTCGTCAACAGCGTGATGTTCTGCGGCGCTTGTTGCGCCTTCTGGACAACGCCAGTCCAATGGTTCCCCCATTGCTGGAGCGCGTTGGCATCCATCGGGGCGACGCCTGTCGTAGGTCCGCCCTGGCCTTGAGGACCATACATCTGTTGTTGTCCAGTCGTCGGGTTGACTGTAGTTGCTGTCGGGGGAATCTGCTGCTGAACACCAGTATTAGGTGTGAACTGTCCTCCCGCTGTAGCCGGAGCAACCGTTCCAATAAGCGTTTGCTGACCATTGTTAACCGTAGCAGATTGCGGCTGAGTTTGAACTTGTTGACCAGTCTGCAGCAGTGCCGACAAACTGTTTGCCAATCGCGCTCTGTCTTCTGGCTTTTGCGCTGTCTGAACATGCGACAACAGAGCCTGAGCATTTGCCGCAACTGGACTCATTTCTGGATGCTCTTTGGCCCATTGATCAATCGCAGTAGATGCCTGAGTGACCATGTTCGGGTCTTCTGGATTCGTTGCGATTGCTTGGATAGGTCCAGCAAGTGCAGCCCGTTGTGCAGCGCTCAGACTCATTGCTGCAGATTGCAAACCTACTTTAGCCGTATGGGTCGTAATAATTCCTTGCGACAGTTCGGGCACAAGTGGAGCAACTCGACCTTGCATTGCGATGACTTTTGGAATGTCTGGCTCACCATTTGCATCCATTAGGCTATTGCCCATGTCATCTTTTCCACTCTGGAACAACTTGCCAAAATTCTGTTGTTGCTGAATCTTGTCCTGGGTAAGGCCAGATTGCGACTGCACGGCTGGCAATTCTGCCTGCTGGCGTTGAATTCCAAGCGCACCAGACTGCAAAGCCTGCTGATTGCGCTGCAAGTTCATGATGTTGGATAGCTGAGTCATGCCATCCGGCGGAGGGTTGTGACCAGCTACGGGAATTCCGAAGTCCGCCATGTTAAGAACCTCCCCCAATATTAGCCGATGGATTGTTCATCGACCCGCCGTAAGCATTGCTGTTCGAGCCTGACCCGACCGATGGAGTACCACCACCATATCCAGACATCAAATAACCCAGCGATGGCGCAGCGCCAGCAACCGCATTAGCCGCACCCAACTGCCCACCAGCAAGCGATGCACCTTGAGCAGCTTGTGACTGTGCGACACCTGTTCCTAGGGTCGTTCCGTTGTTGCCAACATTCGCCGCAGCATTCTGACCTAATCCAGCAATGCCAGACAATCTGCCGAAAATGTTGTTTTGCGTGGTGTTGTAGCGGTTGAAAGCATTCTGATAACCCGTTGACGCCATGCTCTGATTGAAGCCCATCAAATCCTTCAGCGCAGAGCCGGATAAGGCACCCTGAGCTGGTGTGTCAGCATTTCGTACTGCCTGGCCACCTTGCTGTAGCTGGAAGCCATATCCAGGGTCTAGGTTGTTTGTGAAGTCAGTCGGCGAGAATCCTTTAGTGAACTGGCCTTGCGTGACTCCGCTATCCCCAGCAGACCCACCCATTCCCATCCCGTACATCGCAGCATTAAGCGCCTGCCCACCAGCGTCCATGTACGGCTTCTGGTTAGCCTGAAGCTTGTTGAACATGTCCATTTGCGTCTGAGACGCACGGCCCTGGGCGTCAGCTTGCGTGCTTGCTGCTTGCTGTTGTCCATTAGCTCCAATAAGAGCACCAGCGACGTTTCCGATTAACGCCCCACCGATACCCGTGATTGCTGATGCTACCCAAACCATGTTAAGCTCCTTGGCCGATTGTGTGCATCAAACAGCGCCAGTTGATCAGTCTCTACTAGGTCTTCTTCAATTTCGTCCAAGTCTTCACCTTCAGTTCGATTGCGATGCAGATTCATGTAGATTGAGTCTTCCAGTGCGAGAATGGCGCGTTTTGATCCTGGCTGGGCAACAAATACGTCGCCAGCTTCAAAGATCACGGCTTTGTCGTCACCATGCGAGACTTGAATTCTCCCCTTGGCAACAATGAAAAAGTGTTCCCGCTTGTGGACTTTTCCAACTACGAGGCATCCTGCGGGTTGATAGAGGGAGCGGACATACATGCCATCAGCGAAGTGATGTTGCGTATTCTCAGATAGGTCAATCTGATGCATCCCGCTCATGATCGATTGGAGTTTCTCAATCGATTGATGAATATCGTGGGATTCGTCAATATCTTGCATAATTCCCGAGTCTCCGTAAGTTGTACGGTTAATTTACGACTCGTTAAATATCAACGTGCCGGAATTCTAAATCAGTTCTGGGGAAAAAAGCAAGTATTTAAAAAATCAATCCCCCATAGCTACAGCAAGGTGATATGGGGTAATCACTGTCTCCATCTGAATCCTGTCTGTCAGGTAATCAAACCAAGTGCCAAGGAGGGATAGATTCCACTCGGCTTTGCTGCTAACGCCTGATCACAATCAGCAAAACCTTTAACCAATCGGTCTATCAACGTTGATTCGTAGCGGGTTAGTTGCCCGTTCCGGTGTTTCCTGGGTGCATTCCATGCAGAACCGTTTGCTGTGTCATGTTCGCCCTGAAACAAAACGCAAAAAAGCCTTTACTACTGCGCTCCAGTGGTCGCAACACTGGTTCCCTTTCGGGATAACGCATGAGTAAAGGCTCGTTTTGTCTTGTGTTGCGACCACTTGACAAGTGAACTATACCACACTCAAACGCAGCCTAGTTCGCCTTCTGCGGAAAATGTCAGTCCAGCGGCACTTGCACCACCTACCAGGAAATCAGCAACATCAAGGCGAACCATGCCATACCAATCCACATAACTATTTGCGGGAACAGATGTACCAAACCCCATGAATGAGTTCGCTGAAGATGCGGTAGCACCAGTTGCACCAATGCACAGAGTGAAAGTAACGGCGCTTGCAGTGACATTTGTGATCCTGATATGGCGCAGCAAAGCGTAAGTCGCTGCATTTGTCCCGGCAAGTCCGGTACCACCAGCCAAAGTCGGCGGATTGATGATGTTGGTCGTTAGGACGTTGGTTAATGCTACGGGACCGAAACGCAAAGTTTTATTTGATGCCATGATTACTCCAGTAAAAGAATGTTGTTTGGCGCTGCGGCCATGATGACCCAGTTCGTACCGTCTGAAATCAACTTTGACCAGTTACCCGCTACAGCAGCAAGAATCGCAGTGCCAGCAGCTCCACCACCCAAAGGAACAACATTGCTGGCATTTGACACCACCGTGAAGGCTTGATAGTTCTGGAATGTCACTGGTCTACCAGGATACAGAGAAGCCGCTGGAAGCGTCACTGTACACGTCGCCGCGGCCTTGTTGTTGATGACGTAAGTCTCAGACGCACCAATCGTGAAATCAGCCGTTTTCGTCACTGGTGCAGACCATGAAACAGAGGCAGTCACAGGCGATAAATTGCCGATGAACATGCCATCTTCACCGTCTGCGCCATCAAGCGCAATTGGCAGAGCAGGAATTCCGGGAAGACCTTGCACGCCGGTCGGTCCAGGTATCATCAACCCTTCGTCTGGTCCGTCCTCCATGAACATCTGAATGATGTTGGGAGCCTGGCTGAGCTTGTCTTCATCCAATCCTGAACGACACAGGTTGTATAAAAGCAAGTACCAATTGATGTCGATGGTCACATAGCCATCTTTGTCAGCCTTCCCTAGAGGAACCGTCTGAGGTAGTATCTGATTCGGCAGAGCGGCCATATCACCGACCTGCGCTGCTGAATGCGCAAAGAGTCACGCCAACAATATCGCGTGAAACAGGGTCGATGACCTCTATGTCGATCACGTTATCACGGCCAAATCCAAGCTTACGCCACATCGTTCTAATCCTGTTTTGCGCCATTTTCCCAATTGGAGCAAACCAGCGATTGCCGAATGTCTTCCCTCCGTCCCGGGAGATAGCGAGTCCTGCTTGTGGATCTGACCCTAGACCACTTGCGTTGCCAACACCAGCCAAGAAATCGATCTGAAGCGAAGCCATGAATACACGCCCACGCTGTCCCTTATCCCAGATGTGAGGTGAACGACGTTTACTCAGCAGTGGCCAGCCTGCGTCAGTGAAAGAGGTTCGCGTCAGCCAGTGCAATGCACCGCACTGATAGTCTCCAACGATCCGCATCCCTTGAAAATTCATATAGCAGTTCGACCTATGACGATGGAATGCCTGAGCATATGGATCGTATGAAAGCCGCTTGTGAAGTACGTTTGTTTGTGCATCAAATACCCAGGTCACATCAGCAGTCGGGAAAGTCAAAACGTAGAATTCGTGCGTGTCCTCTTGATAGGTGTATCCGATGGCGTCTGAGGTGATTGGATAGGTCTTCAGTTCATTCGCAAACGCCGGAGTGACAACCACATCCGTAGAAAATCCCTTGGTCCGAATGATGACGTTGTCACCACGCTCTGACCGGCCAAACCAGATCAATCCATCCTGGCCTTCGAAATTGAACCGGGCAACGCTGTGTGCGGCTTTGCAACCGGATTGCATCATTGTGCCGACAAGTCTTTGAAACGGGAAATAAGGTCCGCCCGCGTTGTACCAAACCTCTGTCGTCTGCTCACCCAACAACCACAACTGCTCTTTGTTTTCAAAGATCGTCACCAGGTTATCAGGTGCGCCATCCTTGAGAGCATAGAACGACCCATTGAACACGTTGGAATATGGCTGAGAAACGGTGTAGAAAGCCTGCGAGTTGGGCTTATTGAATACGAACCATCCATCAACCATCACGACACGATCAGCACCTAGAAATGCAGGATCAGTGATCTTAGAAAACACTCCGGTAAGCGTGTTGTACCAATATCCATTGGGACCATCGACGATGCACACATTGCCCACGACAGTACCTGTAACGCCGAATCCAACACCGTTATCAGCGGCCATCGAAACAGGCCCGGTGCTTGTCGCAAGCGTGCCGACTGAAGTTATCGCCAGAGTCGGGAAAGCACCCGGTGTTGCAGCTACCGAAACAGTCACCAGATAACACGTATTCCCAATGACTGCTAAAGCTGTTTGACTACCAGGAAGGACAAACAGTCCGCGTACTGGCAGACTTGCGCCGGCGTAGGGTTGTGGCCATTGCGTGGTCGATGAATCAAAACCCGGCGCACCACCACCAGCCGCAGCAACAAGCTGGATCAACCCAGGCGCACCCAACAAGCCTACGACTTCTTTCGGATTCTGTTGGTCGACTTCAGGATACCAATTCACGCACACCTGAGCGTTTTGACCAGGGTTAGGGTCAGTCGCTTCACCTCCAACAAACCCCCAATCTCCGAACAATTGAAGTGGAGAGCTATTTTCAATCATGGATTACCTCGCATTTAAGTAGCTTAGACCGCGATCAATTCGATCCATAATTCTTTCACTTACCCCAAATAGTTCGCGAACTTGTCTTCTTGTATTTCCTAAAGCAAGAAGTCTCCGGGCCTCGATAACCTGAATGTCAGTCATTTTTGACTTTGGATGACAAGAACCCCTAGGGGCGGAAGACCTTCCTTTTCTTTTCATATCTTGAATATTATCGTCATAAGTCCCAACAGACAAATGATCAGGATTACAGCAAAGTCTATTATCGCAAGAATGAAGAAGGAACCCAGTTCCTTTTCTATTCTTAGGTGCAGTGATGGTAATCCCACCTTTCTCAGCTACAAATGCAACTCTGTGAGCGATACATTTTCTTCCATTAAATGTTATCGACCCATACCCAGAATTATTAGTTCCACGCAACCACGGCCAGCATTCTTCAGTGCTACGTTTATCAACGTATTTCCAAATGTCTTGAATGGTTTTCATGAGTCGATCTTGGTGCATATAGATTCCTTGGTTATTGGTGAAACCAATTATACCAACTAATCCACTATCCCTAAAACCCTCCACTCAAAATCCATCCCCCGTCAGCACGATTCCCACGGGACAACACCCGGTCATATTTCGACACCATCGCAGGGCGAGAATTCAGAGACTTGATGAAATCGATAGACTGCTGTGCATTGACCTTAATCGACTCGGATAGAGGGTATCCATACTCTGCGCACAACTCCTTAGCCAGCAGCCATTTGAATGCCCTGTTGTACCCTTGCGGAAGCATTACAGGCTGGTTGAGCGTGAGTTTCGATAGGATCGTATCCGTGAACATGTGGAACTCACCATTGTTCCCAGGCGTCATGAACACGTTCAGCAAACCATAAGGATACTGCGGGTTGTACCATGCAACTGTCGGCCACGGCCCCGGCTGAGCCTTGTTCAGAATCGAGTTGAACTGGTCCTGCGTATCCTTCATGTCCAGCGTGAAATCAAGACTATTGAATCGAGTGAACCCACCCGTGATTCGCAAAGGACGAGGGATTGGAAGATCACCCGGTATCGTGTACGTAATCGAGTCAGAACCAGATGATGTCCCTGTAGCCGAAGCCGACATTGTGATGGTATGTGCAATGGCGTTGAAAGCTGTTACCGTAGTTCCTGCAGGGATCAAGGCTTGCAAGTCAGCTAGGATTGATCCTGAGCCTACCTGATACGCTGCGGTTGACCCAGCGACTAGGTTCGATGGCATGCTTGTCACGCCAGTGATGACGTTTGAACCGCTGGTCAATGTCCCACTGATATTGGGCCAAGTTTGCGAGAATGAGAAGGACGAAGCTGCCCCAACTGCTCCGGTGTTGTTCGCGCCGCTTATCTCAGCGTTAGTCGGGTTGCCAACGGTGTAGATTCTCTTGCCAGATGTCCATCCAAGAATCCATTCGTTCGATCCAAAGATGTACGCCTTGTCCAGGCTCAGTGAATCGAGCAGATCATTGAATGTTTCGAGACAATCCTGAGCATCAGGTGCGGCAATGGTCTCGCCTGACTGATACGAGTTTAGGCGTCTGAGAGCGGCCTTAATTATGTCAAGCGCTGAAGTACTCATGAACCTACCCCTCCAAAGTTTGCAACGCTCACAGGGTATTCTGAAACGTTCAGAGTGACTGCTGAGTTAGCCGCTACAGTTGCACCAGAAGCCGGAGATTGAGCCGTGACGAAACCCGGTTTAGCTGATGAAGCAACCCATTTTATGCTAACAGGATCAGCTTGGAAATAGCCTAATGGAATGACTCTCACGCCAGCACTGACCATTGAAGTCAATGCGGCCTGATATTCAAGTCCGACAACATTTGGCATCGTTGGCATGTAATCCTTGTGCAGAGGGGATTAGAAAGACTTACCAATTGATCCCGCAGTAGTAATCCACGGTAGTAAGGTAGTCGCGGCATTCACAGCCAGCAAATCATCCCCTGTATTGTTCGGATGGATACCATCAACATCGAGATAAGTCGCGGCATTGGCAAGCGTGATAACCGATGCTTGGTCAATGAATGGGATGTTGTACGCTTTAGACATTGCCAATGCCAGTGCATTTGCTGCTGTGCATGTTGCGTTGTTCGCTGGTAGCGCAGTTTCAACAATACCGCTTACCAACGCCGGGAGAACTCCATTCGCCAAAGCGGTTTTTACGAATACTTCGGCGCACCCTTCCATCTGCTCAATGCTCATAGTGCTGTTGCTGTTACGCGTGTACAGCGGATACATCGCAATGTTGGGCAGCCCACCTTTTGATGCTACCAACAGACGGAAACGGTTTACAGATGAAATTACTCTATCCCCCCCGATGCCAGAATTGAAACTGGATACTTTGTAAGTTGAGTTTGCAGTAAGCAACGCCGCTGTCTTAATGACATATCCGCGACTCAGCGGCGTTGTCTTCTGACCCTGCATGATCGAGTCCCCAAAGCAACCCACCGAAATTGCTGCCACAGTAGGTACCCACTGAACGGCCCAAATTGGCAAAGCCTGTGGGTTAGCCGATCCAGAAGAAAATGAACCTGTTGCATTTGCAGCGGCTGATTTAAATGTATCCCATCTGCGCATTGGTTCTGTGTCAAATCCGTTATCTGATCCAGTACCACCGTTAACACACATGGTGTTTACGGAACTCGAAAAGATGGATACGACAACAATTGGGTTAGCCCCAACAATATCCACGCGAGGTATGGTCTTGCAGTAAATCCAATCCGACCAAATACCATCACCTAGCGCATTGACCTGATACTGATCTGGCGGAACGAATGCTGGGATTGTCTTTCCCGTTAAAACACCGTCAAACGTGCCTACTACCCATGCCGCGCCAGTTCCGGGGTCAAATCTTGCGGGGCTTGCTGCCGTGTCTGTGGCGCAAACAGCGATCCCATCTACTGTCCACGTCCCCTGCTGTGCCTTGGGCACTAAAACCCTAAATGCACGGGCATGACTTGGAATTTCCATCGCAAGCCGCCAGCAGTAACCGCCAAACGTGGTCTGCCATGCTTGCGTGTTCATATTCTGGTAGAGGCCGTTTTTCTGGTTTAGGTTTAGAACCTGACTACCACCCGCACTTAAACTAATCCCCCCGGTGACAGGATTGACGGTGTAGGTGACTACATTCTGAGTATCATTGTCAGCACCATCATTCGATAGTACTGCTTGCGTTGTTGGCACTATCGATATAGATGGACCCATGATAATTCCTTAAACGATAACGCAAGCACCAACATTCACCACGCCGACCAATGATGTAGGCGTGATAGTGATTTTCCACTGACTAGGTAGAACATCAGTTGCCGTGACATTAGCAACAGCAGTCAACCCAGGATAGACAGTCAAAATAGTGACCGCTGCAGCACTGAGAGCCGCAGAAGTCAATATAGTGTATGCAGTCCCATTGATCACGCCACTAAGGGTAACTGTGAAGCTGCCCGAAGTGTATGATGAACAATTGATCTGCAACTTGATCCCCCGTCCATACGGATTGATCTGTACAGCACTTGTCGCCGCAGTCGATCCAGGCGATGAAGCCGAGATAACACTGGCGATGTCGTTGTTAGATGCGATTGACATCACAAAAAGTTAGTTGGTAGCGCCGATGTGCCACCCTCAGGACGTGTGACATTTGCCATCCAACTCGATACGGGCACGGTAAGCGCCCCAGCGGTTGAATTGACCCATGTAACAGCCATCGTATCCGCAGCAGAGACGCGTATATTTACCATCTGAAGGCCAGTTAGCATTGCTGCATCGATACGGTAGAGATCGATTGCGTCACCAGGGAGAAGACCAGCAATTTTTGCCGTGAGTTCTGCCGTGGTGTTTGCATTGACTGTAGCCGTAGACCATGCAAGCGTGCCGGGAGTAGCCCCGGCAACCGAAGTTGGTGCAATGATCGAGTCGTAGATTGTGTTGCCGTAAGCAACGCGATTTGAGCCTGGCATGATGCTTACCAATCCAACTGGTTACCAGACGCCGGAGCAGACCAATTAGGCTGCTGGCGGTACACCGTGACATAGTACGGAGCCGCCGCAGTTGCAGCCGCTGGCGTTGGAGTACCTGCGGTTGCAAGGAACATCAGTGCCAGCGTATCAGTCGCAGAAACACGGGCGTGAACCAGGCTAGAAGCTGCCGTTTGAGCTGCGGATGATTGAACGATTACTCGATCAGTCGTCAGCAAGCCGATTGCAGGATAGTACTGAGTCGTGCTAGCCGTTGCAGCCGTGCCGACAAAGGTCTGTTCTGCTACTGATGGTCCGGTACCCAGCGCTGCAGGAGTGAGCGCTACCGCGAAGGTGCCAACCTTCCACAGATTGCCCGTGGCCATTTGCACGGTGTCGGGCAAAGAAGCACTATTAGGCCCAGGGTTCGAGCCATCGACATTGGTAGATGCGGGAAAAGCCATGATTTGCTCCTTTTAGCCTGAAATACGAACAGCCATCGGGCGATACAGAGAGGCGAAGCCGTAGGCCACGTCCATCCGAGTCGGCTCGGCGTCGTTGTTGATGGTGTACTGAGTTGCAACGCGAATCGCAAGGCCCAGGTCTTCGTCATATGCACGGGAAGCTTCAACGGCAGTCCGTGGCAATGGCAGATCGACAAAAGCCAGTGCGAAGGCATCACGATGGAAATACAGATTTTCCGTCGAGGAAGTACCTGAAGCTGCACCACCGTTCAGCGTCACAGCAGGGGTGCCAGTGAATGCTGAAGTAGCTGCGCAGTTTTGGAATTGCCCGCCTGTGATAGCGCACTCACCAACGGTCACAGACAACGTGCTACCAGAACTGGATGTGTACAAGCCGGTTGTGGCGTTGAACGTGCCTGCAGCCAGAGTAGCCGTGTTGAACTGCGGACCACCAGGAGCAGCAACACCAGCCATTTGACCGTAACCGCCCGGTGGAAGTACGACAAACTGTTTGGTAATGTTGCCGTAGCGACCACGGTTTTGCGGATTGACAGGGTACAGACCGGCGATCTGGATTGTGTCACCAACGTAGCACTGAGCTGCGGTAGCGGTCAACCCTGCAAGGTTCAGAACACCAGAAGCGCCCCACCCAGCGGTCAGGATGGCAGAGCCGCCAACTGCAGAAGTCACACCAGCGAGTACCGGAGTGCCAGTCAGTGTGCCGGTCGTGTAACCTGCAATGTTCGGATCTTCAAACCAATCAGCACCAGCGGTCTTCTTGGCAATCATGCCGGTTTCGATGAACTGGCTGATGTCAGCTTGCGGGTTATACAAACCCTTCAGGCTGTCGGCCATGCTCGAGCTGGCCAGAGGGTGCAGGATAGCGCTCGGGGTCATACCCTTTGGCATACCTTCTGCGGCCAAGATCGCCCTGGCATCGCTGAAGTTCTTGAACGCCGTCGGAGTGGTACCCGGCGTACCGACGCGGTTTGCAGTGTTCTGCAAGGCGAAGTAAGCGCCATCCGAGTCGATCCGATTGCCAACTGCGATACAAGCCGGTTCGATGAAACGTTGTTCGAAGTCATCAATGTCGAGCAGCATGTTCAGGGTGTTGAACTGCACATCGACGTGGTATTGATAGAGGATCGAAACAGGGACGTAGTTCTCGGTGCTTGGCTCGACATTCAATGCCGGCCCGAAAGTACCCAGGTAACGCGGAGGAAGGCGAACATTACAAGTCGCGCCAATTTTGCGACCCTTTTGCCCGAATTCCTTGTCATATTGACGGTTGAACTTGTCCGTCACAACGCATTGATTAGCGAGTACCGGTAGTGCCCGGTTCGTAATCATGCTGATAGTCAGCAATTGATTTGCCATGAAATACCCTTTCCCGCACCGAAATTGGTGCAATGCGAACGCAAATCCGCAGGTACATCATGGCGAGGCGTTAATGCCTCTTGCGAGCGTTGAAATTAGCTTTGTTCCGTTTCTGCCAATCGTTGATCATGGCGCGAGTATCCATGTCTCGCACATCAATTTCAACCTGGGCACCATCGGAGCTATTCAACGGCTTGATAACCGGTGCTGCACTGCGGGCCTTATTGCTCGGGCTAAATCCCGTGTCGTCATTGCTCGGCTTCGCAGTTACCTGCTTACCGTCGTCAGTGCTCGGCTTAGAGCCGTTATTCTCCTTTGCGGAGAATGGCAGTAGTTTACTCTCAATTTTTCCAATTGTCACTAATTGTTCGTCAGGCTGCAGTTTCCCTAGCTTTTGGGCAATATCTGGATTCTTTCCCAGGTAATAGCCAAGCTCTGCGAACATCTCTGAGCGCTGCATATATCCGACCACGGCATTCGGGATAATGATGTCTGCCGATTCAGTTACTTCCTTGAAATCAGGTACTAATTCAGCCGCTTTGGCCAGACGTTCCCTGGCTGTGGCGATAATTACCTGTTGACGTGCCTCGGCTGCTTCCTGTGCCAATTTAGCGTCACGCTGGGCAAACTTCTGCTCTGTTTTCCAGTCGCTCAGAGCCTCGATGTAGTCGTCTTCAGTGCCAAAGTCATGACGTGCAGGCTTGGTTGCTTCCTTCTTCTCAGGTTCAGGCTTGGCGGTCAATTCCTTGAGTTGACGTTCCAACTCAGCAGCACGGCCTTCAGCTAGTTTCCGTTCGTTGTACTGAGCAGCGGCATATTCTTCAGCCTCTTTCATTTCCCGATGCTTCTTTCCGATGGCCTTGAGCATCTTGGCTGATAGTTCCTTGCGCTGGGCTTCAGTAATGCCATGCTCGTCTTCGTCTTCGTCTTGCGGTTCATCAGGTACTTCGGGAGTTTTCCCCTTATCCTTCACCTCAAGGACAACAGGCTTATCCATTACCTCGTCACGGGCATCGGCTAATACCATTTCCAGGTTGTTGCTGTCGATCACTGTTACTGCCATTTCAAGCTCCTTTGGTGGTTGATTCTTCGTTATCAGCGGCTTTGATCATGCGCTCGGCCTCTGCCTTGTGGTGTGCTGCTTCAGCATGAGTATTCATCAGCGATGCTCCGGCTTTGATTTCCTCGACCATCAGCGCGATGTGAGCATTGGTTTCAATCTCATGCGTCTTTGTCTGTGCCACTGTGTCGATGCCATGCGTCTTGACCAGTGCATCGGTGTGCGCCTTGGTGATGCCGTACTTCAGATCAGCCTGCACGGATTCAAGTTGCTGTTTGAGCTGCGTATTCTCTTTCGATAGGTACTCCACAACGGATTTAGCCTTGCTCGATAGACCTTCCATAACTTCCTTTAGACCATCCGGAGTGCTGGACACCAGCCGGTCAGCCAGCTCTTGCATGTACGGATGATCAATCGACCTAAACACCAGGTCAGCGCCGGTCTTGGCGACAATCTCAGCCAAGCCCTGAATCTGCAGCAATGACAACAGGTTCTCAGCACCTTCCTCGCGCTTGGTCTCGTAACCCGGGCCTGTATCCATCACAACGTCGTATTTTCCGACTGACAGATCGTTCTTGATCTTCTTGATACCTTCCTCGACATCACCGCCCTGCGAGTCATTGATCTTGACCATCTTCGGCGTCGAGTCCTCACCAATGATTCGCTGCATTCTTTCTTCGGAAAAGTACACGGGAATCCAATCAACCATGCAGCGCCACAATTGAGCGATTGCGAGCGTTAGATTGTCGTAGTATTGATAGTGGGATTGATCAGATAGAAACTGCCGCCGTGCAATAGCCTTGCCAGATACGACCTCACCTCGAGCATCCTGCCCAGGTTCATTTGGCATTCCAGCTACTGCCATCAGGTTTGAGCGCATACCCTGCACAAACTCAGAGAATCCCTGTTCAATCTGTGCTGGCGCTTGTCGTTGTGGCGGAGGCATCATCACTGGTCCGCTGCCGGTCTCAATCAGTACTGGCTTGTAAGTCAGCACGGTAGTCGGACGCTGATTAGCATCTGCCCATTCATCTTCACGTCCGTCGAGTTGGCCTTCAGCCGCGACCCAGGGAGCCTTTGGAGCCAATCCAAGGCGTTTGATTTTTGCTACTTCGCCGTAATTTACCATGCGCTGCGGGTCCATCATGGCCTCGACCATGCCCCTGCGCCTTACCCGGCCATCAATGTCCTTTGCCTTGCCCTCAACACGGAAAACAGGGATGTACTGCCCAGGTATCTCCTGGCGCTCCATCACCTTAGTTCCATTCAGCCGGAACCACTCGACCTGGCGCTTGCTTGACTCGCGCTCACCGTCAATCCACATGCCACGATCAGTAAGCATCTGCGAGAGTGCATCAATACTAAGGACTTTGCCATTCTCACGCGGCATTTCGCTGCGGAACTTGGTGAACTCTTCACCACCCTGGCCACGAATTTGATAGAGCTTGTCAGACTTCTCCCGAACGCGGAAATACTCAGCTAGCCTGATGTCTTCCTTGTCGCCCCAATCACGATCAAGGTCAGCATTGCCCGTGTCTTTCCAAGCATCAGCGAGCGCTTTGCCGTACCTGCGCCGGTACTCTTCGCGCTTCATCTTTATGGAAATAATGTTCCAATTCTGGTCCCCACCGTGCGGCATGATTGCACTCGGGTCCATGTACACCGTGAAGATGTTGCGGATAGGAAGGATGCGCAAATCCTTCTGAAATGAGCGTGAGTCGATGTACTCGGCTATCAGACGGAAGTAGCCCCAGCCCGCATCCAGTGCGCTGCTGGCCGCTGTGTCGTAAGCGATAGAAGCCTCAGACCTTACCTCGATATGCCTGCCAATCCCATTCAGGATTTCAGCTATCTCAATATCTGCGCCATCCCCAACAGGATGATATTTGCCACGCGGCCTCTGTTGCTTGATGTTGTTCTCGACCCGCTCGATCATCGCATCGGTGAGGTTGATCGTTAGCTCGGGAGAATCATCGCTGTGTGTCGTCCCGGTGCTTGCATCCCATTGATCGCCTTCACGGAACTCGATAGCTGCTTTGCCACGACTGCGATTGTCCGACTCAGCATCGATGCATATACTCAGCCGGTCTCTGGCCTCGGAGAATATCTCTTTGTCAGTGATGGCCGCAAACTCGCGGTCTTCCTCTGTGCGTGTTGTATCGCTCATTCGACCACCTCTAAAAATGTGTCAGTGCTAATGTCGTACCATTTATCTCCAGGCTTCATGTTCATCAGGGCTTTGACGTGCTCTTTCCTCTTCATATGATCATCGTCAGAAACTAATGAGTTAATCATCGCAAGAAACTCATTGTCTGGCTTACTTCGCCATGTCTTGCAGAACGTTTCTCTAGCATCTCTGATTGATTTTGTAGTCATGTGCGCATCCAATTGTTACGGCCTTGCAGCCTGGGCCTGATGATCTGCGGGATGATTGGCGCTTCGGGCTTTGTTAGCTCAGGGAATAAGTCTGTGAAAGCCCAAACCATTGCATCTGCGCGGTTCGGGCTATTCTCCCCCATATACCCGTTGGTAGTAAATGAGGTGAGTTCATCTTCCAATTCTCGGAATATCCCGGCGAATCTGATCTTTCCTGATTCGACAAGGGCTGACATAGGCTCAGCTCTTACCACTTTACCTCGGCTGGCAGTAACTGGCCGGAATGGTGTCCGTGGCCTGGCAGTCATAATCACCATTCGCACCATTGCACCGCCGTAGTTCATTTCTGCCACTATCCGGTCAGCACTGTGGCGATCAAAAGCATTCGTCGCCACCTTGCCCCATGTCGCCGGTCCAGCTTTGCAGGTAAGGTCTTCCAGCACGTAGCCATTGCCATCGACTCCCAGGCCGCATACCATGATCCCAATCTCGTCGTTGTCCACATTGTCTGTGTCATCTGCGCCGCTTGGATCGACTGCCACCACAATCCTAAGCATGTCGGGCAATGGCTGATCAATGACACGCCAGCGCTCAATCCACTCATCCTGAAATAGCGCATTTGGCGAAGCATCGCGGAACTCACCGTAAAGAAACCGCTTACGCAGCCGTTCTGGCAGGGCTTCCAGGGTCTTGATGTACGACTCAGGCAGATTTACTTGGTTATCGCCCGGGTTGATCTGAAAGAACCCGTAATCCTCGCGCTGCAAGAGCTGGCGCGACTCAGGGTCTTCCATCAGCTTGAACATCTTGTAGGTCCAGTGCCCTTTGTCCGGCGGGTTTTCGTCGTAGTACATCTTCAGCACCAGGGGCTTACTAGTAGCGCGGTCCATGACCTTCTGAGCCAATCGGGTCACAGCCATGTTGCGGCTGTTGTACGCGATCTGGCTGCACTCGTTCAGGAAGATACTCGCGTACTCATTTCCCAGAATCTTTTCGACCCGGCCTTTGTCATCCAGGCCACCGAACCAAATCTCAGAATCTCCGGGCAATGTGGCGTACAAGTCGCTCTTATTCAGGTCGTAATCCACGGTCGGAAAGCACTTGCTCATGATCGTTGGGAACGTGTCCATCACGATTGACTGCTTCACATGGCCAAGCCTGAAGCGCAGTACAGCGTGGCGGCTACCCGGTGCCTTGAGTGCCCGCTGGATGATCTTGCGCATAATCAGAGCCGTCTTGCCACTACGACTGCCTCCAGCAAGCATGATATGCGTTGCAACCCCGTTAAGTATCTCCTGGGCTTGGGCTTGGCGGTCGGTCAGGATGAACTCAGCCATAAATGTCGCTCCCGTTAAGCTGCAAGGGCATCACAGTTGACTTCTGCTGCTGCATATCCTTGTTTGCCGCCAACAGGTTTAGACCAGTGCTGGCTGCATCGTTGGCCAGTCGTGTGAGTGCCTGTACGCCCTTGAGCGCTTCAATTGATTCAAGCGGGTTTGAGTCGTCAATCTTCTGTACCTCACCGTGTGCGAGTGCCTGCAGTCTGTGTGCTGTGGCTGATCCGTAGCGGGCTGCACAGCTTAGATGGTTGCTTATTTCGAGGACATTCTCAGCCAGCGTGCGGGCTCTTGCTTGTTCCATTGGAGCCAAAGACATCACCGCTGTCTCAGCTTCGACAATTTTTTCCGCAACTCCACGCACAGTTTCGTTACGTTTCGAAAATCGAATAGAAATTCTAGTTTTAGAAACTCCATACTCGTTACCAAGGTCAGACGCCTTCTCGCCATTCAATAGCCGTGATCCAATCTCTTTCCATTGGTCATCTGTCAGCTTTGATGGTCTTCCCATTATTTGATCACTGGGATAATGATTGGATACAGCCTGCGACCCTTGCACAGATGCTCGGCTGCATAGGCTACCTTTGTTGGATTCAGTGCTATGAATTCGATAGGTGGCGTTTTCTTCTTTACCATGGCCTAGCTCCTGCTTCGGGGCTATACCAACGCGAAATGAAGTCTTGCGCCATGCCTGTGTGAGTGAATATCATGGATTTCTCAGGATGCTGCCAATCGTATTCAGCGGGGAACAGTGAGACGATGTAGCCTTCTCCGGATGCGCGGGCATTGAGCAATGCGCCTTTTAGCCATCCATCCGGGATTGCGGGCATGTCGGGCAGGATCAGCCGTTCGACTTCCGGTGCGAGTGATTCTTGCATCCTTTCCACAATCACGGACAGTGGCACAAGTGCATTTGATTTGGCTTTCGGTGGCCTGCCTCGGCGCTTTGGCTCAGACTGTTGCATATTCAGCCTCTGCCTTGGCTTGATCTGCTGTGACTCCATCAAGGATGCCACTTACATCAGCTTCACGGCAAATTATGTGCAGCTTGCCACCCCAATAGATGCTGGGGAATGTGTAGCCTCGGAAGTCATACCCGCCAAGCTCGATCACATCCCCTACTTTGACCTCCGTAGGCTGGAAGACTTCGCTTTTCCACATTTTGGTGCGCTCTGGGCCTTTGTCGGCGTTGTAGCGCATTGGGTAATGGCCTGGGCCTACTGCCTTCACAATGCCGCGTAATGGTTTTGTGTTCTCTTTGACGATGATTGTGTGAGATAGAACTACGTTGAGTGGCTCGACGATGATTTGATCTCGGAGCGGTCTGATTTTGTAGTCACCAGGTACATCGGTGTTCGATGCCTGATTGAGTGATGCGGACCTGCCGTCATTTGCGTGTTTCAGTGTCATTTCTACCTCTAAAGTTTATGATGGCGTTTTAGTACCGCCGTTTGGAAATCAGTGCCGTTTGCGTGAATAGCTCACGGATTCCTCTTTTTTCTCAGTCTTTTCGGACTTTTCCTCTTTTTTTGTCTCTTTTTCCTTGGATTCAGCCTTTTTTGATGGCTTCGGCTTCCACTTTTTGCTTAAAGTGCCAAAGACTTCTGAAAGAGGTGTGCCGTTCATATGCGTAGCATACCATAAATCAATGTTTTTCCAAGTCGTAAAAAACAACAGATAACTCAGTTGCCGCGTATGCTTCTACCTTATCGCAGAACTCGCAGAACTCGGCCGTGTTCAGTTTCGTGCTGCTCTTTCCGATTACCTGGCCATTCGGTAGCTCATCAAACCCTATGAACTGGCGTTTGAATTGTTCGTGCCATACCTCAGCGCTGTACAGCCGCCCGTTTACCGTTGCCTGTGCTGCGATCTGAGCCAGCACGCCATTTCCCCAATAGCGCTTATTCTGAGGCTTGGTGCGCTTGCGTGGGCCGACTGTCAGCACCAACCGATTCTCAGCCTGTAGCCAGCGTTTAAGGAATGGGAATAGCTGGCTACCCATGATAGCCCAAGCCTGTTGGCGGTTATGCAATTCCAGGGTTAGCGTGGTTTCGTCTGTCATGCTGGTGTTTCGTTATGGAAATACCGCATCGGCATGGCGGTCAACCAACTCGCCTTAACCGTAAGTTCTTTTCCCAAAGGGTAAGGATCATTACGGTTTAACTCTCGGACACGAACGACGACACCGTTTTCCATGCTGATCACTTCTTTGTCGCCAAGGCGATAAGCATGTCCTTGTTTCGCCGTTGTAATGTGCTCAGTCATGCTTTATCTCCTTCAATCTTGCCGCGTAGGCTTGTTTAATGAACTTCAGCTCAATTATTGTGTACTTCATTGCAGGGTGGTAGCCTGATAGTGATTCAACGCGTTCTAGGCCGATCTTTTCGATCAATGCTTTCCGGTAAAGCATCACATTTCCGCTCAGGTAGTTGTTACAGGCTGAACATTGTTTGTGTACGTTGTCCTCGTTGAATCTAAGTTCTGGCCTTGCACCGACAGAGTAAAAGTGCCCAGCGTGATATTGACCGTTATGATGTCTACCGCAGGAGATACACGGCTCATCTTTATCCCGCTCCCGGATAAATGCGTTGAATGCAGATTGAGCCTCTTTGATCCAGTCCGACCTTGATTTAAGTTTTTCACGCTTCGCTTTGTCCTCTCGCTTTTGCTTCAGCATCCCGGTCTTGAGAATCTTGTCGCGGGTTTTAATTGCCACTTCCAGTGCGCATTTTGTCGAGCAGACGGATTGAAGCGGTTTAGTCGGTTGAAACTTTGTCCGGCAAATCTTGCAAACCTTGAGCTTCAATGGCTTGACGGAGACCTTGGTTAATCTCGAGCCACGGTAATTCTGTTGAATAGTATCTGGCTTGCCTTCTTGCTTCGTCAACATCACAAGTCCTCCAATCCAAGATACTTTTTATCAAGCGGTCCCGTAATGTCTCCGGTGATAACAAGTGCTTGGGTAATAATTTCAGGTTGGTAGTATCTTGCACCTGTAATCCAAAGAGTTAATATTTCATGAGCCATTTGTTTTGTCATGATTCAATCCCAAGAGCATTGCGGAAACATCTAACCTGATTCATGTTCAATTTCTCACCGGACTCATGGCGCTGTTTCAATCGTTTAGCCCATGCTTTGTGATCGACTCTTTCGGCGGCTTTGATGTTTTCTAGCTTTTTCAACTCCGCAGCAACGCGCCCGGGATCGGCCAATGGCTCTGGCAGTGCTAGTGGCTTGCTGTCCGGCCTACGGATTGCCCAGGCCTTGAATTCCTGCGCTGTTGGCGGTTTCCCGGTCATACAGTTTTCCAGAGCGAAGGCGATCGCTGCTGGATTTTGCTGGAATCCGCGAAGTTCATGCGCCCAATCAGCCTTTACCTCATCGATGTCAATTCCTTTCCAACGGTCTAGGAATTCACGCCCAAAGTTTAGGGTTAGTTTCATGAATATTTTTTCAATCCAAGGAAGTGGCAAGATCATGATCCAATCTCCAAAAATCCAGTTTCTGCATCGATGGTTGTTTTCTGATATTTCTGTCCTGTTGCACGCAGGTATAGGTCACGAGCAGCATCCTCATCCTGCTGTCGGAAAGATTTTTTCACTGGCTCACATGAATTGTCTTTCAGGTACCAACTCGACTTAAATCCAGCCCAATTGCAACCGACTGCATGGGCTACCGTCATGGCTGGAGTAAGCCCAACTTTCTCGCCTTCAAGTTTTGTGTCAATCCAAGCAGATTGCGTAAGCGGTAATCTTTTTGCTTTTCTCAAAACAAGCCAGTCAGCTGCTTTTTGTTTATCAACGCCTTCAGACACAAGATTTTTTACTGAAACAGTTTTTGCAGTTGGCTCCGCGACAGCGGAACAACCATTGTCTTTTGAATCAGGATTCAGTGAATCAGGATTCAGGATACAGGATTCAGGATTCAGGGCGTTAGACACCGGGAAATGTCGCAACTCATCTTGCAAAGCACCGTTAGAATTTTCATATTTAACGTTATTTTGTGGTTTTACCTTGTTTTCACGCTTTTTACCTGTCACGTAGCCTCTTGAATCACGGTCATGGATAGTCAGATTTCCATCAGTATCTGGCAATTCACTGTCTTTTTCTGACCCGTGCGGGGTTTGGTGCTTGTGAAAATTCACGATAACAATTACAGATTTAACGTTAATTTCATATCTTTTAACGAAACCAGATTCAACCAAAATGGTCAAACCAGCGTCAACATCGTAGGTATCGCATGGGAAAAGCTCCATCTTTATGCGTTTTGGTCGGTCCTCAATTCGGCCTTCTCGGTCTGCAAGAAGCCATAACCCAATGAAAAGAAGCCGATCAAAAGCGCACATTTCGACAAGCAGTTCGTTCTTGAAAAATCCTGGCTTGATGTTTCTTGCTCTAGCCATGGTCTTCTCTCTCAACTGACTCTATTTGTCTTGCAAGCCTGTACAGTTCTTCTGCGATAACCCTAGCCCTTTGAGATGAGAAAACGATATAGGCTGTATCCACATCTCCGCAATGGAGACACGGCTCTTCAGGCTGTTTTATCGTGATACCTCCATTTTCGTTTATGAACACTTCGGTAGCAGGATCATTTTCGAGTTTCATGTTTAAGCCCTTTGAAAAACACGCACAAAGGTGGTGTTCCCGGAACAAGTCGGCGAGCGCCTTGATGGGTCAATGTGCGTGTTTATCGAAAAGTTTTTCATCTTGTTCCTGTTGGCCACCACAGCCTATTTGAGCCACCATCTTACACCAATTTCAATCGACGTGCGACCAATTTCGGCGTGAAAGAACGCGGTCAATCGCCGTATTGCTGACGCCATGCTTCCTGGCCATCGCGTCATGGCTCAGGTTCTCGCGGATGTACGCCAGCAGCTTTAAACGCTGCCTGTCTGCGCTCCTGATGTCCAGTACAGCATCTTCATCCAGTTTGGAATGCGCAAGCTCTGAGCCTCGTTTAGCAAACTGCTTGGCGTTTTGTTTGTAGGTGGCTAGGTCCATCAAAGTCTTCCAATTGGCGCGAATGTGTCTTTGATATTTGAAATATCGCCCTTGAATGCGACGATGATTTTTTGTTCACGCTTCGGGAATTTCCGCGTATGAAGTGTCTTTTTTGCATGAGCAAGTCGTGTGAATTCGCATTCGACATAGACGATCTGATTGTAAACAGACAGGCCATTTTCTTTGAAAAACACGACCGTCTCGGCTTCATGGCAATGGTATGCACCATTTTTATCACGGCTATCGCCAGTCATGACAACAAAGAAACAATTCTCCTTCAGGCTTTCAATTGCCTTTTTGTATCCAGTAAAAAGAAGGTCTCGGAATTCTTCATAAGTTCCAAAAGAGTTAAGTTCACCCTCTGGAGGCTGACCGTCGTAATCAACGTAATGTTCAACCTTGTAGTAAGGTGGGCAAGTGAAAATAAGGTCGAACATTCCATCAGGTTTATGCGTAGATGAATCGCTCTGCACCCATTTGACGCGGCCATCAAATTCAGAAACGATTTTATTATTGGCATCTACCTGATTTTGGCGAATCTCACTTGCGTAGTATTCGTAGCCACAAGCACCAGCGATGTACCCCATCTGCACACCACCGCCGAAAGGGTTGTAAATACGATTGCCATCCCTTGGCATGAACATCCTGGCGATCACTTCACAGGCTACCGGATCAAGCACAGAAGCATTGCCGTTGTGTGATTTTGTCGTCGTTTCAATCTCGCCTGATTCATTGATTTTCTTCTTTGAATTCACGACATTGCTCATGCCATTTTCACCCTGCCAGCAGCCTTCACGTGTTGCAAATGATGGATTTTCCACACCGTTAGCTTCACCAGCAAGATCAATACGATCGCGCCATTCTTTTTTAAGACGAAGCCAGTCTCCCTTAACCGTGTTCCACACATTTGTCATGGTGATGTGAGCCAATAGCTTCATGCGAACATCAGACAGATTCCCGTGAACCATGTAATGAAAACCTGACATTTTCAAGTACGTCTGAAACCCGACGCTTTCAAACAGCTCAGGAGTTTCAAACTTGCTTTTGGGGTCTGTAGTGATGATGGCCGGGTACTTGTTTTCGTTCTGAGCGATAACCTCACGAACCATTTGTGCATACAGTTCTTTGGTGTAATGCAGCGGCTCAATCACGGATTGAAGTAGGCAAAATTCGCGTGAAATTTCATTAACTTGGAAGGTGAAAAATCCAGCAAATGTATCATCTACTTTCAGGATGATTGCTGAGTGAACCTGCATGTTTTTACGAGCTGCTCGCTTTGCAATTCCATCTTCAATTGCCAGACGGGAAACATCCTCTTCGTAACCCGATCCGATAACGCTAACGACGTGGACCCATTCGATGTTTTTTTCAAATAGGCCGGTCTGATCTTTAAAAGTTTTGTTCATTGTTTTCCAGTTGGTTTAGTGATTTTGAAACCCCGCATTGATCTTGGCAGTTGTTACACGTGCCTAGATAAATGCCGCTACCATGAAGGGAGACAAGTTTGCCTCCTCCCACAGATTCATTCATTCTGGTTAACAGAATGTCGCCACTTTTGACGCGTTCATTTGATTTTTGCGCCCTTAGTGGATTATCGATAATTGGTCCGATTGAAAGCAAATGATCCTGTTTTTTGTTGCAGGATTTTGCCCAATCTGAAGCGCCGTAATTGCATGTAATTACGCGGTTTACACTGCGAAGTCCTGAGCTTCTAATACGCTCTATTTGCGATAGCCTGTACTTAATTTCTTGATCTGTATCTAGGCCGCTTGTCGATGTGTTTATCACCGCAGAAACAGCTTTAAGACGGTGCAAATGATCGTCAGAAAATTTCACCCAATGCTTTGTAATGATGACTGGCGTTTTCCCTGTTGCCTTCAATAATTCACAGACTTCAATTGTGTTTTCCCAGTCGTGCGACGGATCACCAGCGGTCCCTATGCGATACCAGCTTGCGTAATAATTTTTAACTGTGAAAAACACATCTTTTATAGTCCACGGAGCAGGTTTCCTTGATACGCTAACCGTGAAGTCTATGCCCGTACCTGGCTGCTGTTTTGGCAGCATAGCACTCTCCATAGCACCCACCATTTGGATAGACTCGCATACCTATTGCGCAGCCCTTCACAGTGTCAACATCAAGGACACCTTTTTGATTTTCAACAGCAGTCAAAATTGGAAGATACCGCCTTTTACCTTCGTATGGCTCGCTATCTTCAAACAATTCTTGTTGAAGTTTCATAGACCCTCTTTGGTAAGTGCCTGTGAAATTCGATCAAACGTCCTTAGCGTCGGCCTTGCTTCTTGAGACTTCATGCGCTGAAGTGTTCTGTAAGCAATGCGATAGCGCTTGCCAAAAGCCGTTAGGTTGTCAACCCGCTCAAGGCGTTTTGAAATGAGTTTTAAATTGTTCATAGCTGAATCATACGCCATTTATGGCGCTGCCATGCGTGGCCTAATTAGAGTCTACACTCTAAAAATAATTGTTGCCTACTGCGCCACAAATGGCACAATGAACCACATCGCAACAAAGGATCATCATGAAACACTCCGTAATGAGTCAGTCCTACAGCTTCAACACGCTGATCGGCCAAGGCTGCAAAGCCGTCACGATCTGGTATGACTACGACGAGGATACAAACAACATATGCGACCTGGCAGTCACAACGGATAACGGTGTAGAGATTGATCAGTACCTCACTGAAGACACGCTGATGGACCTTGAAATGGAATGCTACAAAGATCAACCGAAGCAAGAAGCGAAAAGGAACGAAGAATGATTACTACCCTTAACAAAATCCGCGCTTGTTCGCCTTGTGCGTCAGGATGGACAAAGCTATGCGAATGCGGGTGCGGAGAATTTGCTCCACTTGCAAAAAGAACAAGCCCCGGCGTGACAAAGGGTAGTCCATTGCGGTTTGTGTCAGGTCATAACTCAAAGTCAAGGCAAACAGTTGACTTTTTCATGCAGAAAGTTCAAATATCTGAAACTGGATGCTGGAATTGGATAGGAGTAAAGAATAAAAAAGGATACGGAATAACTCAGTTGCACAGCGTAAGGCATTACGCCCATAAAACAATGTTCTTGCTGCATGGAAATAGCGTTCCAAACGGAATGCATTTAGATCACTTATGCAGGAATACAGGATGCGTTAATCCGATCCATCTTGATGTAGTGACACCTGCAGAAAACAACCGCCGGAAAAATCATGCTGCGAGGGATGTGCAAGCAGACTTGCTTCGCATCGTGTGCGTAGAAATTGAATTGAGGGATGAACAATGAACGTACGTCAAATCTGCGCACAGCACAATTTTGCTCTGACCTACAAAGACCAAACAAACCACGCCATACCTAAAGCAGTTGCATTGTCTGTATCCATCGGCTCTGCGCTTGCATACGTATTGATAATTTGGAGCATGGCATCATGACAACAATCCAATATTTTCGCTGGCTGTATCACTGGAATCGCGCACTGTACAGCCCTGTAAAAGCACTTCTGATGGCGATCAAAGACGCTTTCAGGTCATCACCTTCAAGGAATAAATTATGAGCAATTTGATTACGACTCAGATCAACGAGTTAGCTACTCGATTGGATCTGCCCCAGAGCGAAGAACTCTACAATGTGTTGAAGGCTACGGCTTTCAAGGGCGATGTGAGCGATGCGCAATTGAGCGCGCTCTTGATCGTCGCAGCCCAGTACAAGCTGAACCCTTGGACCAAGGAAATCTACGCCTTCCCCGACAAGGGTGGAATCGTGCCGGTTGTCGGCGTTGACGGATGGAGCCGCATCATAAATAGCAATTCGCAGTTCGACGGAATGGAGTTCGATCAAGATGAATTCTCTTGCACTTGCACTATCTACCGCAAGGACCGAGAGCACCCCACCAAATTGACCGAGTGGATGGAAGAATGCAGACGCCCAGGCGTTAAGCCTTGGGAGAGCCATCCCAGGCGCATGCTGCGCCACAAGGCAATGATCCAGTGCGCTCGCATCGCCTTCGGTTTCGGTGGCATCTATGACGCTGACGAGGCCGAGCGAATCATTGAGAACCAAGCGCCAGTAATGAAGTCGATCAACCCTGAAACAGGCGAGATTACAGCCAAAGCCCTGCCGATCTACAGCGATGAAGACTTTACCAAGAATCTTCCAGCCTGGCGCAAGTTGATTGAATCCGGTAGGAGGACCGTTGGCGAGATCATCTTCACCGTGTCTAGCCGGGCACAACTCACCGAAGAACAGACCGACATTTTGAACGCCACAGCGATCACCACCATTGATACGGAGTAAAACGACCATGCAAATCCACCAACTCATCCAAGGTAGCCCAGAATGGATCGCCTACCGCGCCACTCACTTCAACGCCAGCGATGCTCCGGCAATGCTCGGCTGCAGCGAATACACCACTCGTAGCCAGTTACTGCACCAGTTGCACACCGGCATTGTTCCAGAAGTGGATGCGATGACACAGCGCCGGTTTGATGAAGGACACCGCATCGAAGCATTGGCCCGCCCGTTGGCAGAAAAGATAATTGGGGAAGACCTGTATCCGGTAGTTGGTTCCGATGGCGAATTGTCTTCCAGCTTCGACGGTCTTACGATGGCAGAAGACACCGCGTTTGAACACAAGACGTTGAACAATAAGTTGCGCACTGCTATGACTGATCAAGGAAATGGCTACAGCCTACCCTTGCAATATCAGGTGCAAATGGAACAGCAGCTCATGGTGTCAGGTGCTGAGCGTGTCCTGTTCATGGCTACCGCGTGGGATGGTGACAATCTGGTGGAGCAGCTCCACTGCTGGTATGCATCAGATCCGGCGTTGCGTGCCAAGATCATTACCGGGTGGTCGCAGTTCGCCAAAGACCTCGCCGCCTACGTCCCTGCTGAAGTCGTGATTGCGCCTGTAGCAAAGCCGCAAATGTCCCTGCCATCCGTATCAATCCAGGTAAACGGATCAATCGCACTGGTGGACAATCTCGAAGCCTTCGGAACTGCGCTTACTGCCTACGTCAACCGGATCAACAAGACGCCGGAAACCGATCAGGACTTCGCGGACCTTGAAGCCACGGTGAAGACACTCAAGAATGCAGAAGAAGCACTGGACGCAGCAGAAAACGGAGCGCTAGCGCAGACCGAAAGCATCGACAGCATGCGCCGCACGGTAGGCTTGTACCGCGAGACGGCGCGTACCAATCGTCTGCTGGTCGAAAAGCTGGTCAAGGTTGAAAAGGAAAATCGTCGCACTAAGATAATCGGCGATGCTACAGCGGAATTTGTCATTCACATGCGCGGCCTGAATGAACGTCTCGGAAAGCATTACATTCCACCAATTCAGCCTGAGTTTCAGACCGTGGTCAAGGGCTTGAAAAGCATAGACAGCATGCGTGACAAAGTGGCCACCGAGCTGGCGCGCTACAAGATCGAAGCCAATGCCATAGCCGACAAAATCCAGATCAACATGAACACGCTGCGCGAACTGGCGAAGGATCATGCTTTCCTGTTCGCTGATGCCGGCTTTATTGTGCAGAAGGCACCAGACGATTTGACCATGCTAGTGAAGTCGCGCATTTCCGACCACCAGGCCGCAGAAGAAAAGCGCATAGAGGCGCAGCGCGCAGCGATCCGCGCCGAAGAGCTTGCGAAGATTGAACGCGAGACAGCAGAGAAGGCCCGTATTGCTGAAGCAGAGCGCGAACGTGCCGCAAAGATTGAAGCAGAACGCATCCAGAGCGAAGCAGAACAGAAAGCCAAAGATGATTTCGCAGCCTTGTATCCGCTGATCAATGCCAAAGCTGATGCAGAGGAAGCCGCCAGAATTGAATACACGCTGGCCACCGCTCCGCCGTGCCATCAGACGCAGGTCATACCGTCCACGCCTCCCAGCCTGAAGCTTGGCCAGATTGCAGAGCGCCTCGGATTCACATTAACCGCCGAGTTCCTAAAGCAGTTGGGATTCGAGCCAGCAGCCACTGACAAGGCATCGAAGCTGTTTCACTCCAAAGATTTCCAAGCCATTTGCGATGCTCTGATCCAGCATATTAAAAATGTCAGCGTGAAGTAAGAAATCATTCTGATAATTCAGCCATGAACTTCACATCAGATCAACTACAGCTAATCAGGCTACTCTGCGATATATCGATCAAAAGTCTTGACTATCCAGAGTTGGGCCAGGTGAACAAGTTGCTTGAAGATGTAGAGGATTTTTTATTCAATCAACAAAATACGGGGAAGTCTGTATGACACACAATCAACAAGCAATTATGATCTATCTATCCGAACGGGTAGATGCCAGGTCAAGCGAAATCACGCGAGATTTGAACATTTCAAACGCAACATTTTTTGCATCAATGACTGATCTGTACGATGATGATTTTGTCCGCAAGACGAAAGCTGGAAGCACCCATGTTTGTCGCTACTTTTTGACGCAAGATGGGATGAGTGTTGCAGTCAAGCTGATCCGATACACAGAAATGGAAGGCAACATCGTCCCGCCACGCAGCATCGACAAGATGGCTGGTGTGTATGTGCCGACTGAGTGCTATCAACGCAACCAAGGCCACAAATCACTCACTTCTAGGGGCTTTCAATGCTAAAAACTATTTGGAACAAAGGTGCGCCTCCTGAAATTGGATGGTGGCCTGCATCAGTATTTTTAAATACTCAGTCGATTCGCTGGTGGAATGGTCACTTCTGGTCTCTTGAAGCATATCCAGATGACTTTCCTAAAAGGGCAGAAGAAGCAGCCAAGATTATTCCTTTGGTTCCTCAGAACGAAATCGAATGGTCGGAAAGGTGGTGGCTATGAAGACGATCATCCTGCTCTGGCAAGCCATTGATAGGCTTTGCGAGAAGTACTTGAAGTCTTGGAAGTTTGAGCAATGAAGATTAACGCAAATGTGAGCGGATTCCCGCCCACGGAAGGATGAATATGAAAACGACAGTACCGGAGGCAAGTCCGATCCACAGACCTGTTAGGAAACAACTTTAGGATTACAAAATGGAAACGATACAGCAAGAGCTTCGCAAACCTGCGCACTATTTGAGCATGAGAAAGCGTGAACAAGCCGCCGACAAGATCGACAAGTTGCAGGCCGCTTTGCACCAGTACGGCGAAGACGATGTGCTGCTCACGAACCAGTCAACTATTTCGGCGCAGGCAAAGCAAATAGAAGCCTTGACACAGGCGCTAGTTGATCGAGACTCGATCATTTCGCAGTACATCACGGCACTTGGCTATGTTTCTGCCTAACGCCGGAAATGACCCGCGCAGTCGGGTCGATTGACCTGTTATACGGATTTACCAATGAATGCACTCAGTTTGTTTTCTGGAATTGGCGGGCTAGACATTGCCGCCGAAAGCGCCGGGTTTAAGACCGTGGCCTTTTGCGAGCGCGATAAATACTGTCAGTCAGTGCTCAAAAAGCACTGGCCAAACACAAGGATTTTTGATGACGTTAGAACTATCGACACCGCAGCATTGCCACGAATTGACGTTGTTTTCGGCGGCTACCCCTGCCAACCATTTAGCCAAGCCGGGCGCAAACGCGCTGAAGCTGACGAGCGCCACCTGTGGCCCGCAATGCGCCGGGTTGTGCAAGAGTTGCGACCCACTTGGTTGGTTGGAGAAAACGTTAAGGGCCACATTACCCGTGGCCTCGATGGCGTCATTGATGACCTGGAAGACGACGGCTACGCCTGGAGGGCGTTCTGTCTCCCAGCTCTTGCCGTTGCGGCGCGCCATTTTAGAGAGCGGGTATTTATTGTGGCGCACTCCAAATGCCTACGTGATCTACCCAAAGTCAAACGTCAAGAAACTGACTGGCCGCACGCCGAAAGACCCGCAGGTAGGGCTGGCGGATCAACTTGGTGGAAGGCCGAACCCGGAGTGGGTCGAGTGGCTGATGGGGTACCAAGCCAAATGGACAGACTTAAAACCCTCGGAAACGCAGTAGTGCCTGAACTGGCTTACCAGATATTTGCGGCGATTGCCGAGACGTATAACGCCGAATTGTGCGGCGGCACGTCCGCCACGGATGCCGTGTTAAACGGCAAAACTTAACCGGAGACTGATGATGGACGGCGACTACATGCTGATGTATTTTGATGGGCTGAACAAGTACGAGCGCCCCTACTACCTGCGCGGCCACGTCTCTAAAGAGAAGGCCCAGGAAGTGCTTGCGTATGAGGAAGAAATCACTGTGAAATCGGTTGAGCACAAGTATGGAAGGTCGATACGCGTTAGCCCCGACAACGAAGAGGCTATTGACGGGTGTGAGTCCATTTTTCGAGTGATTGACACCCCACGGCGCAGCTACTCAAAGGTGACGGAGTGCGAGCCACTTTTGCCATTTAACGCAGAGTCGAACGGTCGCACCAGCGATCCGACTCGGACGCCCGGTTATCGGGCTGGAACAAACGCAGGAGATTGATATGTCCAACAAAAAACTTATAGACCAGCTTCGAGCATGCGCTATGACGAATGACGAGGCGACGCTCATTGAATTTGGCCAAGTGCTCGAAGCGCAAGCCGCAAAGATTAAAGAGCTTGAGCGCGGAGGGTGGATACCAATCGAAAAACATCAGCCGCCAATCGGTAAATCAGCCCTACTGGCATCGCGCTGTCGGTGTAGCGGGGATGGCGTAATAGCCGATTGGTGGCATCAATGGGTGCACACAGCTCTGATAAAGGAGCCGATAGAAATTGGTGGTGTAGTCACGCACTGGATGCCAGTGCCTGCGCCGCCTGTGCCGGATAACGCAAAGTAGACGACCGCCTAATCTGGCCGAAATAGGCCGTCGTCTAATCTTGGGAAACAAACAACCCTCTAGCCCTCATAAAATAATCACCATCAGCTACATTAAAAATAGCGACAAAGGACGCAACTATGAAAAACAGATCGACGACACATGCAAGGCAGAAGAAGGTCGTCCACGGCAAGCCAGTACCGATGCCTCTAGGGGTACTGGTGCTGAAGTGGATGGCAGAACCAAAGTTTGAATTGAAAGGGGAACGGAAATGAAACCACAAGAACGTGCAGATTGGCTCAACCAATTCAACCAGCATAAAGCCAAGGGCGGCATAGTTGAGTTCCAGAATGTGCATCTTTACTGGTGCCCGGTTTGCTATGGCCCTGATTGGCTAAGTAACCCCGACCACTGGCGCATGGTTCCACTGCCGCGTACCACGGAACTGTACCTAGTGTGCAGATGGACCGCTGAGGGATTGGACTGGGATATGCAAAACTTTAAACTAGAGGCCGTACGCCAAGGAACCATCGTCAAAACAATCGAAGTAACTGAGGACGATCATGAGTGAAATGCGCTGCACCTACAAAGAAGGCTGGCACAATTGTGGTAGTTACGCCTTCAATCTTTGGCAAAATGCTATTGACCAAGGCGACTTCTGTGATGTCCACTTCTGGCAGAACAAATGTACAGACGAGTACGCAAGAGGCGTGGCTGACAGTGCTGCGGAGATTACAGCGCAAGACACCGCCCTGTTGCGTGAGTGCTTAGAAGACTTCATAGCTGGTGAAATGTCTGCCAATTTATACCTGAAACTCAAAGCACGATTGGGGGAAGTATGAGCCATCTTCCACCACTGCCGGAACCACACCGTATGCTTGGCAACGATATTTATGGGAAAGAGTACCCATGCTACACCGAATCAGACATGCTTGCACTTCGCGCCGCTACTGTGGAGGCTTGTGCTGTGATGTGTAAAGAATTATGGCCTGAGTACAGAGGTATATATCAGACTATCCGCAACCTACGCACAAAGGAGTCAAACAAATGAGTGACTGTAGTACATTGAAAGATGTTTTTGACTACGACAAAGAAAGTGGCATGTTGACCAGAAAGAAGGGTCAGTTTTATGGAAAGATTCAAGATGTTGTTTGCGGAAGATATTTTGTTACTTATGCGTTTGGGAAATCTTTAAAAGTTCATAGAGTAGTTTGGGCAATGCATAACGGAGAGTGGCCGAATGGTGACATCGACCACATTGATGGGAACGGATTTAACAACAAGATTGAAAATCTCAGAGTTGCGTCTAAATGTGATAACGCACACAACCGACGATCAACAAAGTCACTAGGCGATAGCCCTAAAGGAGTAAGAAAACGTATAGATAGAAATCGTTACAGGGCAGATATTTACCTTAACAACAAGTGCATCCACTTGGGATTATTCATAACAGAAGATGAGGCCGCACATGCATACAACAAAGCAGCAATCAAATATCACGGTGAATTCGCCTGTCTTAACCCAGTCGGAAATTAACCATCCAGCCCCAACCATCGAGCCCGTACGCACAGAAGAAATCATGCAACTGGTATATGACTATGCTGATGCCTTCCATAACAGGATGGACTCTATCAATGATGGAGACAGAGAAGTCACAGCTAATCTGAAAGCAGTACAATTTGGAATTGGGATGAAGATAAGAAAGGTACTGAAATGATGAAAATAGGCTGGTTAGTTTGGGGTGAGGAAGATGAGTACCCTACCTTCTACCAAGATGGGCTTCAACCTGTCTGGTATCGCATACGTATACGAATTGTTTATGCAGAGGTACCGGAAGTATGAGCACCTACGACTTTGAACCAGACCCTGATGACTATGGCCCCGAACCGCCACACATTGCAAACCCGACAGTCTTTGTAGAACGAGTCACACTCAACAGCGATCCACCCCTTCCAGAAGACTTCGGCTTAGAAGGCAAATACATCCAACGTGCAAGAGACTATGCAAACTATCTTGTGCATATGTCTGAAACTAAGTTGAAGGCGGAGATTGAGATATTAAATAAAGGATGGCGTGATGCCAACATGAGGATATGTAAGTACATTGAAAATGTTGATCGCAAAGACGCTGCGCTGAAGGTGGCAGTCATGGCTATTGAGTACCACACTGCACAGACTAGACCCATTCACCAAACAAGTGAAGCACTGAAAATAATCAAGGAAGCAATATCATGATACAAGTTAACACCCTAATAATGCTATCTACTGAAGAATACTCAGATCAAGCCCATGCAGGACCGTATAAAGTCCTAAAGGAGTTTGACATGATTGGAGTAAGTGAGATAGTTAAACAACTGCCAACTAAGATTGAATGGAGAAGTAAAGCTGGACCTGATGATGTAATCACCTATCTCACGGAACAAGGTTATATTGAAGAGATTCAATGTGAGTGGATTCATCTTGGAAGCTATGGAGATATAAACATATCATGACCAACTGTCTCGGAGTCTGGACCAAGGTAAACTTCGGTCGTGTCCTTCACCCCCAGTGCTGCGGATGCCAGCGCAAAGCACCATTAAGTGAAGCAAAGCAGGGTGAGTTGCCGCCCGATTTCGTGGATGATATGTGTCCGAACAAGATAGCTAGGCCACCAATGCTACCCATTTCGACGCTGTAACACTCTACGTTCAGTGGTAACAGGCAGTATCATTCGGCGGCGTTTCTCGTTGTTTTCCAGTGTGATCCGTATCCCAAGCCCCATATTGCCGTCTCCAATTTCCCTGGCATGTCGGGCATGTCGGGCACTAAGCCTTATCGAGAACTGGTCCATCGAATCAATTCGATAGCGTAATCTTTCATCTTTCATGATAGTCTCCTTTCGTGAGACTTACTTGTATCACGATGGTGTGAAATTATCAGTACGGGAGCGCACACTGTGTGTGCAGTCGTTTTGACTGCTCCTTAAGGACATCATCATGGCTGATCTCGTAACTGGCACCGTCACGGGCCAACTGGACATTTCCGAACTTGTACGCGATAACTCTGACGTTCGGCGCGAACAAGCGGAAATAGGCGCGAACATTCGCCGCGAAACCGCAAAAGAAGCAAGCGATTTGCTGGACGGTGTAAAAACCGCTGGCTGGGCAAATTCTGACCGCACTGGCACTGAAGCTGATCGGGTCGTGGCTCAGGACACCGCCTATTTCATTGCTGCTCAAAGCCAGAACTTCAGCAATGCAACCGCCCTGGCTGCACTGAAGGCTGGCACCGACATGCAATTTGCCAACACCCTGGCTGCGGTCAACGCATCGGCTCAGGCTGGTCAAGCTGCAACTGCTCTCGAAGGTGCAAAAAACGCTGCTGCTGCTGCCCTTGGTCAAGCTCTAATCAGCCAAGCCATTGTCAATGACGGTAGCGCCACCCGTGCCCTGTTGAACACTTTGAAGATGGAAGAACTGAACCGCACTCTTGCAGAGCGTCAGGCTGAGATCATTGAACAACGTGGCGACTCGCGTCATTACAAAGACAATTTGACGAATCTACAAGCCAACACACTGTCTTCGCAGATCAATGCTCTGCACAGCCAGTTTCAGGCTGCTACCCAAAAGACTGTGAACTTTGGTACGATGGGTGCTTCTACCACTGCTTCTACAAACAACGTGGCATAAAATCATGTTGCCTAGCATCATTGTTTGGATGTGCTGGGCAATTTCTTTATGGTTGAAAAGGAGACACAAATGACACTCACTGAACAAGCTACACACGATGCACAAGCCGTTGTAGACGCACAGAATTTTCTCACCCAGGTAACAGCACAAGCAGCAGCCAGCGCACAGAGACTGGCTACGATGCAGCCCTCTGTTGCTCTGTTGGATGAAATCCTGAATACTGCATCGACCCTTGACCCCGCAGTATCTGCCGTTATCAATGGGTCACTGGCGCAGCTTAAAGCCCTGCTGAACGTCTAGGCTACAGCTTGAGTTTGGTCGTGGCTGTTCCCACGGCTTTGGCAAGGTCTGAACTGACTTGGCGGGACCCGGGCGACGATCCGAAGAAGAACGAGTTGGCTTGCGATGAGTTCGACATAAGCCACTGCACCACGGCACCCACAACGGAGCCCACCATAGCTGCGATCCCAGGGTCCACACCTTTCATTGAGCCGCCGGTAAGCACCATAAAGCACCCGTACAAAATCGCAAAGATGCAGGCGTATGAGGCGACGTTAATTAGATACCCGAGGTACAAAATTCCGTCTGTGTGTGCGTTGAACCTACGTGCATCCTGCGTATCAGCAAGTACCGCAGCATCGCTGGCAGCGTCGATCTTTTTGTCTTCAGTGTCCAACTCACGAAATCGGATTTTCAAATCTGCATCAATTTTCTTGATAGCAGTAATTTGCTCTGGTGTAGCGCCCTTGATCGCCGCATCGATGCCATCAGGAGTTGCTGGCACAGGGACACCAAACACGTCACCCAAGGCAGACGCTGCCGCCAGAATAGCGCCGGGTACATTGCCGGTGACAGCCGCTCCGATCACAGGTAGTACTTTTTTCCAATCAAAGTCCATTACTTATCTCCAGGTTTGTAGTCAGCCGGGTTGATCGTATCTGCCCACGCTTGTTCGTGAGCCT